ATTGGCGCGCGGCTGTCGAAAAAAGCCCCTGCCCTGTAGCCCCTCTGTAGAGCCTCTGTAGACCCCCATTTAGACCCCTTTACCCCCTTTTCGGGGACGAGATACGTCCCTGCCCTGCCACTGCCTACCATTTGCTGTTCTTCCAGGCTGCTCTCACTGCTGTCTTATCGGACTTGCGCCCGTTGCATACCCGGCATAAAGATTGGAGGTTTGCGATGTCGTGGTTGGGGTCACCTGTCACCGAGGGTGGGCGTATGTGATCTATAGTCCAGTCCCCCCTATTAGTTCTGCACCGCAGATAACACACTCAGGATCTAAGACTGTCTTCGCATAGGCGCGCGCTTTGTTCCACTCTTTCGAGTTGTGCCAATCCGCCAAGATCTCTCCTTAGTCCAGCATCTCTTACATGGTACTACTTCGTTGCCTCGAGTTGTGTGAGGTGTGTCACAGATAGGGCATTTCTATGAGTCTCTAAGCCCCTGATAAACAACTACTGTCAAGTAGCTGAATGTAGCTCCTAGCAGAATCATAGTTAGCCAGGGAACATAGGTTGTTTATAAGTGTTGCAAGTAGGTTTACCCCTACTAGGAAGAATGCGAGTATGACCATTCCTGCTGCTGTTTTCATAAGCGTTTGCGCTTTCTGTGTGAGCGTTGTCTTATACATAGGTTAGTTGTCTTTCTTATAGTTCGCTGAATGTAATTAGTGCGCCTTGATCTGCCTCACTGCCTGCCCATACCTTATTAGCTAAGATTTGGCAGATTTGAGAATCGTCTGAGAGTAGCCCGGCGTTGTCTGCGGAATCGCCAACCGCCCTAATTAGTTTGTCTAAATCGGGTTTTTGGGATGGGTAATCTTTTGTATTGCTCTTAGCTCTAGGCATGAAGAAGATAACCTCCAAACACACTGCGCCAGTAAGCGGCTGACATGAGCTGTTTGCTGACTCGAGTACTTCAGTTAGTGTTTTGCGCCATGCCGGAAGCTTTTTATTGCTCTCAACTATGACCGCGCGCTTGCCAATTACAAACGCATTCTTTGAACCCTGTGGCTGAGGTATTCCCGGTACAAAGACCTGAATCATCTTAGATTCTGTCTATCAGCACTATGACTAAGAAGAAGAACCAAAACGCTTAGAGTGCCCACGCCTACGCCTGCCAAGAATACAAGTCCTGTTAGGGGTTGCCTGTTTTTCTAGTTATGATCTCTGACCTTTTTCTCTAGTCATTTAGTGCCTCATTTATCAGCGTCATAAGCTCCGCTTCGCTAATTTTGTGAGTTCTGTTTGATGCTCCGTCAAATAGTCGGAAGTAGTCGTAAACAGCTTTGTAAATTGCTTCTGCTTGCGTTTTTTCAGTCTGCATCTTGACCGTCTAGGATTGCGTCTGCTATTTCCTTAGCAAGGAATGGATACTTGAGTGTCTCTAGAATGTCGCGAGTGTCTGCTAGATCTTTGATTACCTTTATGATGCGCTTGCGCTCTAGCTCCACCCCGGCTTCATAGCCTTTTGTGAAATAGAGTTTGTTTTCCAGTTCGCTCATGTCCGAAATCATCAGAACGGCGCATTCTCGAAGCCACCAGCTGAAGCAGCGTTTGAAGCCTGCTGTGTCTTTGTCTTGACTTGGACTAGTCGAGCGTTCTGGACATGATGCTCAACTACTGTTTTTTCAACTGTCGAATCCTTAGGCGTGTATTTTCCTATCTTCGTTGATAGCTCTCCTGTGATTTCTACCCAGTCTTGCTCCTGAAGATGTTCGACTTGGCTCATGTCGAACCAAGCTGTCCAGAGTCTTGAGAACGGCTTTGGCTGTCCGGGTACTTCGTAATTCTCCCAAACTGATAGGCGCTTGCCTTCCCAGCCGATTAGATTGACATCTCCTGTGATTGTGATCTTTGGCATTCCATTTCCTTTTCTGTGATGAGTAATTTCTTGCTATATATAAACATAATGCTTATGTATAGTTATTAAGTTAAATGTCTATATATAGAACCTTTAATAATGCTTATATATATATCTATATATAGTAGATGTATCTTATTTTAATTTTTCTAATCTATCGATGCAGATTTCTATCGTTTCAGCTAGATCTGTATCTGTCAAAAGTATCTTTTTTTGAAGTCCCAAAGTTCAAAAGTTAGTTGCTTTCTCATGTCTTCGCGACCATGACCGTAGCCAAGTTTGTAACCCGTTAGCCAAGTTCGCTCTGTGAACTCTTTCCAGTCTGTTTCCTGCTCCATGATTCTCCTGTCTGTCAGATAGAATTACTGCTGGAGGCGTAGCTATCTGTGGGCTACGTCTCCTTCGGTTTTTACTTTGTGTCTACTGCCTTTGCCATCTCTGTAACCTGCTCTAGGAATCGCTTAGGCATTCCATGTAGCTTAGCGTCGCTGTATAGCTCTCTAAGCCCTTAAACGTCACTACTTAGGGCTAGGACACTTGCGCGACCCTCAAACCCCTTTAGAGATACCGCCAAAGCCTCCTGTGATGCTGCCTGCATTTCCTCCGCGCTAGGTCTAACGCTATGACCGTCTTTCTTGCTAGAAAACCCGAGCGTTGATAAAGCCCTGCCGATCGCGCTAGTGCTGCAATTCTCGATAAAGCTAGTTTTGTTTATTGGGCTTGAGTTTCTTGTTTCCTGGGCAAAGTCAATAGCTGCTGCCCTCATGTCTTCCCGGTCAGTGTAGACACTTGCCATAATCACTATCTCGGTCTCGTTGATTAGCTTTATCTCGGTGTGTATTCTGCCGTTTGGGTGCTTCTCCCAGAACTTAGCTATTCGGTCTGCTACTGGTTCATAGTTGTCCATGAATCCCATGTTTATCCTCCTGTGATTTTGAGATAAGGCGCGCCGCCAGATCTGCTTTGTAACATTACAACGTTCTCGCCGTCTACATAGCCGTATTTAGCGCCCTTCATGCTGCTTTGAATAACCGACTTTCTAAGTGTTGCCTGCTGCTTCCAGAACTTTTCCTGTTCTAAGGCATCTACTAACAGCCTGTATTCCTCTGCAATCTATCTCTGTCTCTGTGTCTTCTATGTCCGGGTGGAGTGTTCTAACTGCCTCATAGGTAGACTGGCTGCCGTCTAGTGTTGGTTCTACACCTGTCTTCACAGCCTCTAGGAAGCCCTCTGCCGCCCTCATAAGCTGCTCTGCTTCTGTCTGGTCATACTCGATAGTAAACTCTCTGTATTCGCCTCCTGCCACCGCGCAGAGAACAGCAGGGTTGTGTAAGCCTGTCACGATCATGTACCAAAGAACCTGCAAGCGGTAATGCTCCGGTAATTCAGGCATACGATTGCGTGAGAATTTGATCTCTAGGATAGAAAGTTTGCCGTCTTCGTCTTCTATAACGCCATCTGGGTTAGCGTGAAACGCCGGGTTGATTTGAGATTCGTAGGTATAGTCCGCTGTGTGTAGCGTTAGGTGAGGGTGCATATCTCCGAACAGCCTGGCTATTGCAGGCTCGAAGTAGTTGCCTAGTTTCATAGCCATAGTTCCCTCTTGAGGAAGTAGCTTGCCTGACTTCTGCGCCCATAGAAACACTGCACTAGTCCAAGGGGATTTATTCATTATCGGAGCTATGTCGCTGCCGCCGATAGCGTGCGCTCTCTGAGAGTGCCAGCCTTCCGAGCCTGCGGGGTGTGTGCCTATTAGTGTGCCGCCTAGTTTAGCGATTGTCCTGTTTACTGTGATCATGTTTTGAGCATAGCCCCATGGTAAGACAAATAGGTAGTCCAGTGAGGGTGAAAAATCGTATGCCGTTTGTCGCAAACTGTCTAGCTTGCTTGACGTTAGTGGGCATTTCGTTACTAATGCTAGTTATTGTTTACATTACTAACGTTAGTTATTCTTTGTCTTAATCACCTTTGTAACGTTATCGTTACTAAGGCGCTTGTGTCGTTATGGTTACATTCCATTATTGCGAGGGCTGTCCGCTTTTATGGATGTTGGCTTCCATGTTTTATGGAATACTGGCCGCTCGCATTTCAGGAAGTCTAGGACTCTAGCCTTGGAGAAGCGCTGTTGGAAACATTCTAACACCGTTAAAGACAACCCCACCACGCCATTACACGGTGGTGGGGTATTAATGCTTTTATTCTAGCAGGTTAAACGCCGGGAATGTGAGGGCGCTCTACGCCTTCTGTCACGTCTTCGAAATCTTCATCTTCAAAATCACCTTGAGGGTTGTTATCCCCGGTGTTCTTTACTGCCATTACAGAAGCGAAAAACGCTAGGGCTGCTGCCACGCTGGATAGGATCTGCTGCGATTGCTCTCCGGTAACTATCCCGGCGATTACTAAGAGCGGTACAAGTCCTGCGACTGCCGCGTAGATTGCTTTCCTGATTTGTGGGTTGAATCTCATTTTGCGTACCTTTCCAATAGGGCTAATGGGTCGAATGTCTGACCGTAGAAGATGTGCTTAGGGGTGTCTCCGTATGTGAGATGAAGATGGCTACCGCGTGATGCGCTCCCAGTGTTTCCAACGGCTGCGAACCACTTATTACCTTCCCAGATTTTAGTACCTACCTTGTGCTTGCTCTTTACCTTCAAGTGAGCAAAGCCTAGATACATAGGCATTTGTTTGCCCTCATGCCAGAAGCGTAGGACTAAGCAATTACCCAGAACATCACTCCAGGTGTTTACTACTATTGTGCCTGTCTCCGGAGCTGTGATCCAAGCGCCTGTGCGTGCTCCGAAGTCTAATCCCCTGTGAGGGTTAGCCCTGTTAGCTGTAGCAGCGTAGAGGGCTGTGATGCTTGCTTTAGGAAGTGGGTATCTCAAATTAGTACCTGCGAAACAACTGTAACAGCGAAAGCAGTAAGCGCAGCAGAAGCGAACGCAGTAACCCAGGCTGTTTGCCAGCGAGCCTTTTCTAGCTCTCTGATTCTGTCCTCGTGATCTTGCAGCATTTTGAACCCGGCTTTTACGTCTGCCATGTCACCTACTAGCTTTAGTAGTAACTGCTGCTGTGTGTTGCTTCTCGGTATCTGCTCTGACATCACTCAGGGGTTTCTTCTGGTTCTGGTTCTGGGCGAATAGCTGGGTGAGTATCGGGTGAGTTGCCCGCCACGAACTCGCTTTCAGGGTCTACTAGTGAAGCGATAAACACCTCAGCCCAATCGGTTGCCTCAGCGGCATTTGCCCAAGGGGTTACATCTGGCCAGTCTGGCTGAAACATAAAGGGTGCGCCGCTATCGTTTGGGTTTTCGCTGTCCCAGATTCTGATTGCGTTTTCGGTGTCAATTTCAAAAGTGTAGCGAGTCATTGTTTTCTCTTTTCTCTTAAGACAAAGTAGTTACTGGGGATTTGATTTCTAGCGATAGGTATCTAGCTTCAAACTCTGAGGTGGTGAGCTTTCCTGAGGTACCGACGGCAACATAAAGCCCATCGCCGTAAGTCACGCCATTGATACGAGTAGTCCCAAATCCTGAAGTCCGAGTTGTCCAAGTTATGCCATCTGTTGATGTGGTAATGTCACCGCTTGTCTGATACTGTCCGCCAACAGCAACATACACCCCATCACCATAAGTCACTCCCTTAATATCGGTAGTCCAAACCCTGATGTTTGACTAGTCCAAGTTGCCCCATCGTTAGCAGCCTGTATTGAGGTAATTGTGCTTGCGTAGTTTCTAAGCCAGCACCGTCAATAGAAACGCCTCCAACAGTAACGGAGCCAGTCGAAGCATAACTATAAAGCCCTGCCGCTAGTGAAACTGTGTAAGTACCTGCCGCTGTGATGTTGTAGTAATTGCCGCCGCCGCCGCCGTCTGCCCAAGCGGGAGCACCTGCCACAACCGTCAAAACTTGGTCATCTGCTCCAACGCCTAAGCGTGAAGCCTGACCAGTTCCGTCACCAACTACTAAATCGCCAGCGGTGCTTATCGGGTCAAAGAATCCAACCCAAGCCGTGCCGTTCCAAGATTCGTGAGACTCAATCGTTGTGTTGTAACCAAGGGTCTGATAAGCGGTTGGGTTCGCTGGTCTTGTTGCCGTTGTCCAGATGCCGATTCGGTTGCCCATAAAAGTGCGTGTGTCCACCAACATCCCCGAGGTGATTACTACGGTGCTGGTTGGGATTGTTAGCGTGGCAATTGGGAGCTGGTAGATACCCGTTGCGCTTTGAGTCAGCGTAGGTGCTACGGGATCGGCAGAAACAGCTTCGCCTGAAACAATCTTGGTCACAATCGTGTTGGCTTCTGGGTCTAGCTCAACAACCACAATGTCAATGCGTGTGTTCACGCCCGCTGAGGTCACTGCCAAAACTAGGTCATCTGTGTTTATGTAATAGTGACCTCGGATAAAGGCTTGGCCTGCCGCAATAGTGAGGTTGAGGTCTGACCCCGTGACCGTAATGCCAAGCTCGGTGCCAGTGGGTGAGCCTTGAACTCCAGTCTCTTGGAAGTTGGTTGCCCACTCTGAAAACTGAGACTCTGTGGTGTCTATGTTTTCAAATGGGAATGATTGCTCTGCCATTTATTTTCTCCCT